ATCCTTCTGACCTTCATAAGTTTTACGAACACCAAAACCACAAACAATTTCACCTAAATCAACATTGTCCTTCATGTTCTTCAACCTCTTCTTTAATAAAACGACTTGTAACATCACCACAATGTAAAATAAAAGTTTTTTCAGGTATAACTTCACCACTTACATTATCAAATGATCCTAAACAATAAAGATCACACTCTTTTAATGCGATCAAAGCATCTTGAGGCAAACCAGCCACGACCTGTACATAAGCATCTTTCATTTCTTCAGGAGAAATTTTTTCACAAATTACACCAGGAATAAAAAAACCACCTAAGACATTATAATTAGTATAAAAATAATACTTCATAACCTAGTACCGCCTCTTTGCATAACCTTTCCAGGAATATTAAGGGCATGAGTCTTTGATGCAGTCTTACGAAAAATTTTTCTGTCAACAGACTTTCTAACTCTACTTCTTGTTTTCATCGAAAACCTCCTTCTTAACAGGTGTCAATAAAATAGCTTCAATTTGTTCAGACAACTTAGACAAATAATCTTTTTCAGCACTTTCAGTTAATTCTTCACCAATTAAAGACCTTAAAAAAGACATAGCCATTGATAAAACAAAAGCCTTTTTATTAGAACCACCTTGAATTGATTTCTCGGCTTTGACAATTAAAGAAGGGAGCATACTTAAAACTTGCTCAAATGCAGTATCTTTCTTTATAATCTTTACTTTTTTAAATAAAAAAACTAATAAAGAAGCACCACTTAAAACCAAAGTAGCAAGCCAAGAGATATTATCAATTAAAAACTCTTTCATCATAAATCCTTTCTTTTCAAACGAGAAAATTTATCATTTTTGATTTCAGCATGATAAGCACACATATCTTCATAATACCTAAAACCATGATCGAGCATATCACTTATTACCTGACTATAAGCCTTATTAATGCGATCTTCCTTCAAATGTTGAAAAACAGTAGGATCACATCGCTCAAACAACTTATCAAAATATCTTGAAGGTCGATGACTTAATTTACCATGACCAAAATCACCAAAAATTGCATCATATTTATAAATAAACTCTTTATGTTCATTAAAATAACGAGCACCAATACCAGGCTTTAAACTCATTATTGTAAATTCTCTTGAATCAGGATTTTTTAACTTCTTCTGACAATACCTAGCAACATAAGCACATGAAGCATAAGAACAATCACCAACAGAAATAAAACCAAAAGGCCAAAGTTCCTGCATCTTCTTCGATGAATAAAAATTTCCACCAGCATTAGTTGTTAACTCATATTTAGCATCATCAGGAAAAAAACCAAAAATAATTAAATGATAATGAGGACGATGTGTATGTTCACCGTATTCACCACAACCAAAATAACGAATCTCTTTACCTGGATACGCCACACGTAATCTTTTTATAAACTTTTGAACATCACTTTTACATAAACCTTTAGGAATACAATTATTACTATAAGTTAATGTCAAAAAACAATTTTCTTGATAAAGCGAAGCCTCGCAAAGACATCTAATAGCCCATGATTTAGATCGTGCTTCAATACAGGAGGAACACTTACCGCAAGGCAAAGGAATAATCCGATCTTTTCCATGCCTTTCACATAGCGAAAAATAATCATCACCTGCTCTACGAGGCAAAATCTTAATGCGTTCTTTTCCAGTTTCAGAATTAACCACACCAAGTCTTAAAGCATATAAAGGTTGTGTACAACTCATTTATACTCTTTCTCTCTCATAATTCTTTCAAACTCTTCGTTTGCATCGATTATATCTTCATTAGTCATACAACAAGACAAATTAATTAACTCATCGTGTATAAAACTTAATTGTTCTTTCAAAAAATACTCTTTTTCAAGTAATTTAACATACTTATCAATGTTTCGTTCAAATACATAATCACTAATAGTCATAATCTCTTTTATTCTTTCATTTTCATAATTACAACCAATTCACATTTAAAATTCTGAAAGAATAAGATTCCAATCTTTCAGTTTTCCCAACTTCATAACAAGGCCATAACTTAATATGATGAGATTTAACAAAAGAACGTGCCAAACGCTTTTTAGATTTAACCTTAAAATGTTCTTTACAATACTCATCAAATTGCTTTTTCAAACCACGATCAGCAATAATAAATAACCAATCATATTTTTTATTTTTCATCAGACTTTCCACAATTCAACACACCTAAAGGAATATCGAATTGTCGCATAATACCTATTATGTTAACCAATTTGGCTACATAAAAAACTACGTAAGTATAGTAGTTTTTAAGTAGTTATTTAGTATAGAATACTAAATAATTAAACATAACCTGGCACATTATACGAAGTTCCTTTCAAAATAAGTATTACACACACACATACATAAATAAATACTTTTCTTTATTTCTCAATTATAATGACTAATTTTAACTCTTTAATTTTTCTTTGTTTCTTTCTTTTTATCTATTCTCTTTTTATCTTGTTATCTTGGGGTGACAGATTTTTACTGTCACCTGGCACAATAAAATCAAGTATAAAAATTGTGCCACCTCCCTTCGCTCGGCCAATAAAAAAAAGGCTTGTATCACTCTACAAGCCTTTAGTAAATTTAAAATCAAGTTAAATTAAATGAGCAAGAATATAAATCATAGCTACAAGAACAGCTGAAGCAGAATAACTACGATTAGTCGATTCAGATCTGGAGCTCGAATCACGACTTGACCTACTAAAAGCAGTCGCACTTGAAGGAGTCGATGCAGAACCAAAAGCGCTATTTAATAACATTGCAGGATTAAGTCCAGTTGCTTGTATATCCTTAAATGCTCTTTGATAAGCAGTATCAGACATATATTTATCATACAATCTTTTATTTTCTTCAGAAATTGCTGCATTTTTTATACTCTGTTGATTATAAAATTCATCAGCATAATTTTGATAATTTTTTCGACCATATTTACCTGCACCAACAGTCATAGCAAGAAGATCAGGAACTGAACCAATACCTTTCCAAAAATCTTTCCAACCACTACCAGTTGATTTAAGACCTTCACTTAAAGCAGAGTTTTGCCATTGCTCATAACTCATCGGTGATGAATTGTCATACTCTAATTGTTCATATGCTGAAGCCATAAAATAACCTCTTAATGATGATCAATAAGACCAGGTAATGAATATAAAGGCATAGGTCTTACTGCAGTATCACGGAAAGCAAAATCACAAACAAAATCAGGACCACCTGAACCAGTTTGTAAAACTCTAGCAATAGCATTTCTATCTTGTTCAATAAAAGTTTGACCTAAAGTAGGAAGAGATGAAAATTGATTTGTCAAAGTCCAATAACCAAGTGAATTAGTAACAGAAGGATTTAAATAACCTGTAGTCTTTGAAGGCTTATATCTATATTCAGCCCAAGCCTCTTGAAAGCCAAAAGTAGAATTATCAGTACTTGAAGAACCACTACAATAAAGTTCCTTATTAAGCACAGTTTGAGCACCTAAATTAGCAAAAACAGGGAAATAAAAATCTGTTCGTGAACTTCTAGACCATAATCTTTCTAAACCTTGTGAATATGTTTGATCATGTCTTGCAACAGCAATAATCATAATATAACCATGTTCAGTAAATGACTTAGAAAAAATATTTCCAGCATCACCAGTTACAGATACAGCAGCAGTTGCACCTAATTGGTTAGATGCAGGAGTACTTTGATTTACACCAGTTGTCTGTACAACTTGATCAACATTAATATAAATCTTACGATGTCCTAAAAGTTCAGGATCTTGTAGAGAAGCATCAGGAGCAGTTACACCAAAGTGTGCCTTAATAATTTCCCAATAACGAGTACCATATAGAGCATCTTTTTCCAATAACTTCTGATATTGGAAGGCAAATCTTAATTGATTAATAGTAGCTGCCGTAGCACTGCTTAAATCTGCAACAACAGTACCAACTGGAGCAGTGGTATTCTCCTGTCTAACATATACATCAGAATACTTACTTGAAGAAGATATTGCAGTAGCATTATATACGTCCATAACAGTTCCAGTACTGATATTACCAAGATTATAATACATTTTAACAGGAGCAGTTGTTCCTAAAGGAATAGAAACAGGACTACCTTTTTGAGCATAAGGAAGTGCACGAGTAAAATAATCACTAACCTTTGCAGCCTTAAACAAAGCAACATTAGGATTATCATTACTATTTGAACTATCAGCTAAATTAACAGATACAGGAGCAATTACGTTCTGATCCCTGAAAAAACGATTATAAATTAATCTATAAGCACGAATAGGCAAACAAGAAACAGGAACACTTGTACCACTACTTGCAGCCAAAATTGGAATACCTAAATGATCACCAAGATTACCTACAGTATTACCACCACTTGAAATTGTATATTTAGGAATAGAATAAGCAGTACCTGTATAAATACCAGCAGATGAATTATTTTCACCCATAAATTCTTTCCAATGACTCCAAGTTAAACGATTTGGAACAAAAAAGGCATACAAATCCATATAAATATTGTCCATAACAGGAGCAACAGGAGTTGACATACGAATTAATGAACCAATATCAATCTTTCTTGTATCACCAGGAAGAACCTCATCAAGATAAATTGGTGTTAACTCACCTAATTTCATAGTCGTCTTATGTTGCGATCTTCTCAAAAACTTTGAACGAGAAATTGTAACAGACGGCATCCTAGAAAAATTACTTTTCATTTTCAACATTACCTTTCCCAACATTTTGATTCTTTAACCAAGCTTCAAATTTTTCTTGAGTTAAAGATGCTAAAAATTCTTCAGGTGTCTTAGCATCACCTCTTAAATCAGCAGGCAATTTATTAAAATTATCCAACATTGCATCGCCAATCTTAATAACATCAGCAGGATCTTCAGGAAATTGAGAAAAATCCTGTATATCATCAGATACTTCAACTCCTGGAATATCAACACCAGCAAGTTGATAAGGACGCATATAAGCCTCAATACCTACCGAATCAACCTGTGCATCAATAACTTCACGAATAGGTACTTCCTTAACTTCCTCATATTCCTCAATAATAAAATCATTGTCACCATCACCAACTCTTTTTACACGTTGCTTAATAGTAACTTCCTTATAAGTCGTATCAAAATCCTTCTGACCTTCATAAGTTTTACGAACACCAAAACCACAAACAATTTCACCTAAATCAACATTGTCCTTCATGTTCTTCAACCTCTTCTTTAATAAAACGACTTGTAACATCACCACAATGTAA